TTAACCGTACTGGTGCGGCCCACCAGCCTTAATGTGTAGCGGGATAGCTACTCTGGAAACAAGGAAATATCATGTTAGAAAAAATTGAAGTTGTTGATCTGATTGAAGTTATTGAAAACGGCTCAATCCAAGTTCGCACCAAGACCGCCATCAAAGAAGATGGCGTGGAAATCAGCAGCAAGTTCCATCGCCACGTTGTCGTGCCTGGTGCTGATTACAGCGGTGAAGATGTCAAAGTGCAAGCAATTGCCGCATCTATCCACACTCCTGAAGTTATTGCTGCATATGAAGCTGTACTTGCAGCGCAAGAAGCTGCTAGAACTGCACAGCCAGAGTAATAAACTATGGAATCACAACACCTTATCAACACAGCTCTTGGACTAGGCTTTAGCGTCTTAGGATGGTTTGCTAGGGAGTTGTGGTCTGCTGTCAAAGAACTTAAAGCTGACTTGTCTAAGTTGCGAGAAGACTTGCCTAAGACTTATGTAGCTAAAGATGACTACCGAGATGATCTTAATGAGATTAAAAATATGCTTGGCAAAATCTTTGATAAGCTAGACAATAAACAAGACAAGTAATTGTTACTAGGAACACACTATGGCAAGTACATACTTCATTGACAACTCAACACCCATTGTTTCCTCTTGGCTTAACGATGTAAACAACTTTGTTTACCAAGGTAGAACACGAGGTACAGTTACAGCTACAGCAAATCAAGTTGTATTTACAGTTCCATTTACATACAGTGTAGGTGCTAACACTCTTGATGTATACATTGATGGTGTGCGTCAGATACTTAACTCAAGTTACACTGAAACAAATGCAACTACTGTTACCTTCTCTGAAGGTATTCACGTTGGCGGTAAAGTAGAATTCATAGGATAAAACATGGAACAAATTATTGCCTTGCTATTCCTAGATCGTACTCTAGCTCACTTAGAACATCTACGTACTAAAAGCTATTCTCAACACGTAGCTTTAAATACTTTCTATGATGAAGTCGTAGATTTAGCTGACAAACTTGCTGAAGCTTATCAAGGTTATGATGAAGTTATGCAAAACATACCTGTACTTAATCACAGTGGTAAGGGTAAGATTGAAGACATTTTGGGTCAACATGTTTTAGAAATTGAAAAGTTTCGTAAGACCTGTGACCTCAGTGCAATTCAAAATATCATTGATGAGATTGTTGGGTTGTATTTGTCTACTATCTACAAGCTGCGTAACTTGAGCTAAACGCCATGTCGTACAAGCCTAGGTGGGACAACGGGGGTTGGAAAGTCATCTGTGACGTTTGTGGTCGTCTGTTTAAAGAAGACGATCTACAAAAACGTTGGGACGGAGTTATGGTCTGTTCAGGTGACTGGGAACCTCGACAGCCTCAAGACTTTGTACGTGGCGTAGCAGATAAGCAAGCACCTCCTTGGACTAGACCTGAGTCTTCAGACACATTTTTATTTACTTGCACTCCCATTACTTCCCAAGCTATTGCTGACTATGGAGTAGCAGATTGTGCTAGAGCAGACATAAATTATGGGCTTATTCCTGCATGTACTATGGAAGGCTCTATAGCTATGCCTCCTACAGCTATTGCAGGTTGTGCTGTAGCGGGTAAACTAGCTCCTGGATTAAACGACTTTTTGACTGGTGGATAACCATGAGTTCTACATACACTGTTACACGAGATCAAATTATTACTCTAGCTTTACGTAAGCTTGGAGTGCTTGAGATTGGTGCTACTCCTGATCCAGACACAATTGCTAACGCATCTATGTCTTTAAACTTGCTCATTAAAATGATGAGTACAGATGGACTTAAACTGTGGAAAATCTCTGAGCTTATTATTCCTATTACTGCTAATCAGACTTCATACGTTCTTGGTGGTGCTACATCTACGTTGATGTATGATTCTTTGAATCCCACTGTAGCTATCACGGACAAGCCTTTAAAAGCTATTCAAGGGTTCTATCGTAACAATCAAAGCAGCCCACCCATTGATGTGCCTGTGATGCTTATTTCTAAACAAGAGTACAACATCTTGGGTTCTAAGAAATCTACTGGTGTTGCTAACACTTTGTTCTACGATCCACGTAAGTTAAATGGTATTTTGTACGTATACCTAACACCAGACGTTTATTCTCAGACTAATCTTCAGTTGCACCTGATTGTTCAACTGCCTTTGGATGATTTGAACAGTGCTTTAGAAGTGCCAGATTTTCCTAATGAATGGATGAATTGTTTGGTGTGGAATCTTGCAGATCAAATGTCTATGGAATATGGTGTTCCTATGAATGCTAGACAAGAGATTGCACTACGTGCTGCTGCTTATAAAACTCAATTAGTTGACTGGGATGTTGAAGCTTCTAGTACGTTTTTCATGCCTGATTATCGTTCTTCAAGCAGCAACTCTTACGGACGTTAAGTATGGCTACAGAACGTATTCCACTGACGCAACCTATTGAGTCCCGTAATGGGACTTTTACTAAAGACTCGTACTCATCTAACTGTTTCTTTGAAACTAGAGATACTAAACGAGAGTTTATTAAACGTCCAGGTCTTGTAGCTGCTAAACAGATTACACCTGTCACACCTCCTGCTTACTTAGATAGTCAGGGGTTAAACGCTTTTAACAACAGAGTGATTGCTGTTATTAATAACACTGTGTACAGCATAAACCCCACTGGTTATGTAGTCAGTACTATTGGTACTACCTCTGCATCTACTAGTCAAAGTTACTTTGTAAACACCTTTTTAGATGCTTACATGTTTTTTCACAACAAAGTTAATGGGTATTTGTACAGTAAGACTAATGTATACACACCTATTGTTAACAACAAAATACAAAAAGTTAACATCAACAATTCTGGTGTTAACTACAGCCAAGGGATTACCCTTACTTTTTCTGCTCCAAGTGTAGCTGCTACACCAGTAGTTACGAATGGTAAGATTACAGAAGTAAACATTACTAATGCAGGATCAGGTTTATCATCTGCTGGCACTTGCACTATCAACGTACCTAGTCCTGTTACTATTGGTGGTGGTGCGGGCAATGAAGGTGAGTTAGCTTTTATTGTTAACAACACTGTTGGTGTTTATGTTGGCATGTCTATTACTGGTAATGGCATTGGTCCTAACGCTAAAGTTACAACTGTTGCAACTAATGTAATTCTTACAGATGTTGCTAACACCGCTAATTTTGCTGCTGAGAATATTACCTTTACAGATGAGGGTGTTGCAGGTTCTTTAACTCCTGTTCTTAATGGTTTTCCTAACGGTCCATACGTATCTGGTGCTGTGTTTTTAGATAACTACGTATTCATAGGCACTACTGGCAATAGAATTTACAATTCTGATTTAGGTGATCCAACTACTTGGGATGCTTTAAACTTCTTAAGCTTTGAGCAGACTGCAGACAATCTTGTTGGTATATGTAAACATTTAAATTACCTTGTAGCTTTTGGTGCTGTAAGTACTCAGTTCTTTTACGATGTAGGTAATCCTACTGGCTCACCTTTGGGGTTAGCTGCGAGCTACACCTCAGAGATTGGTTGTGCTAGTGGTGACTCTATTGTTGCTACTAATAACACTGTACTTTGGGTAGGTACTAGTAAGACTTACGGCAAGTCTGTGTACATCATGGATGGTGTTTCTCCTATACGTATTTCTACTGCAAACATAGATCGTCATATTGAAGCTGATGGTTTGGGTGACATAGCTGCGTATTGCTACACAATCAATGGTCACACACTGTATATCCTTACACTACATAATACTCACCAAACTTTGGTCTATGACCTTAATGAGAAAATGTGGTACACATGGACTCAATACTCTATGCAGAGTAACGACCAACCCAATCCAGGTACGTACCAAGAGTCTTACTTTAGACCTACCTACTACACCCAATTAAATGGTGTCCCATACGTCTTAGATGACGATACAGCGACTTTATATTACTTGGATGTCAATACATACCAAGATGCTGGTCAACCCATCTACTGCCGTACTGTTACGGACATCTCTGACAACGGAAGTACTAAGCGTAAGTTCTTTGGAAGGTTAGAGATCATTGGAGATAAAGTAGCTGGAACTATGCAGATACGTCACACAGGTGACGACTACAACACATGGTCTAACTACAGAACTGTGGACCTTAATGCTCCTCGTGCTCAAGTGTACCTAAGTGGTGCTGATAGACGTAGAGCTTGGGAGTTTTTGTGTACCAGTAACGTTCCTCTCCGTCTTGATGGTGCTGAAATAGATTTTAGAATTGGTGAGATGGATCAAGAACAAGCCGTTGGTGGCGGGAGGTATCGCAGATGACTGACCTTGTTACTAGTAACAATCCTAGCAAAGTGCAGTTTCGAGAGAACATTATTAATGTTCAAGAAGGACTGTTAAAGATGATTGCTGATGGTGCAATTAAAGATACCTTACCTGACTGCAAGTTAACCCATTACTACGCTCCTATTGATGAGAACTATGGTTGTGGCACTTATGCTCGACAAA